CAAGTCGTAGATTTAGCTATGGGAGATAAAATACCTGAAGCAATATTAACTGCCCTGAAAAATGAAAAAGTCGCTAAATGGGCTTTTAATGCTTCCTTTGAACGTGTCTGCTTGTCTCGTTATTTAAGGGAACCGCTTAATCCAGATGGTTGGTACTGTACCATGATTTGGGCAGCTACCTTAGGACTGCCGTTATCCTTACAAGGTGTAGGCGCAATACTTGGCATGGAGAAACAAAAGCTGACGGAAGGCAAAAGTCTGCTTAAGTATTTTTGCGTACCTTGTGCTCCGACTAAAGTCAATGGTGGGCGTACCAGAAATTTGCCCAAGCATGATTTAGCTAAATGGGAGCAGTTTAAAGCCTATAACATCAGAGACGTAGAGACAGAACTTGGCATTCAACAGAAATTGTTAAAGTTCCCTGTACCGAAAAAAATCTGGAACGAATACCATCTTGATCAGGAAATAAATGACCGTGGCATTGGGGTTGATTGCTCCTTGGTGAAGCAGGCGATAGCTATTGATGAAAAGGTAAAAGCTAGTCTTAGAGATAAGATGCAGAAGCTTACTAATTTAGCTAATCCTAATTCAGTACAACAAATGATTGGCTGGTTAGCCGCTAATGGATTGAAAACAGATACACTTGGTAAAAAAGCTGTAGCAGAAATGCTAAAGACTGCTCCTAAAGAATTAGGAGAGGCTTTACAACTTAGACAGCAATTGGCCAAGTCCTCTGTTAGAAAGTATACGGCTATGGACAAGGCTGCCTGCAAGGATAGTAGGGCCAGGGGGATGTTTCAATTTTATGGGGCGAATAGGACAGGACGATTTTCTGGTAGGTTAATACAATTACAAAATTTGCCACAAAATCATATGGCTGACTTGTCTCAAGCAAGGGAACTAGTATTAAGTGGCAACTATGCTGCCTTGGAGCTGCTTTATGAAGATATCCCGGATACCTTGTCTCAGCTTATAAGGACAGCTTTTGTACCTCAAAACGGCAGGAAGTTTATAGTTTCAGATTTTAGTGCAATTGAGGCCAGGGTACTAGCCTGGCTTGCAGGGGAAACATGGAGAATGCAGGTGTTTGCTGAGGGCGGGGACATATATTGTGCTTCAGCAACAAAAATGTTTAAGGTACCGGTCGAGAAACATGGTATTAATGGTCACTTACGGCAAAAAGGTAAAATAGCTGAATTAGCTTTGGGTTATGGTGGCTCAGTAGGAGCTCTTAAGGCCATGGGCGCATTAGAGATGGGTGTAAAGGAAAAAGAATTAAAACCACTGGTTAATGCTTGGCGTATGTCTAATGAAAAGATTACAGCCTTATGGTGGGCTGTAGATGATGCTATCAAAGAATGTATAAAAGGGCGATATGAAACCGAAACGCAAGGTATTAGCTTCAGCTACGAGAGCGGTTTCCTATTTATTACACTTCCATCCGGAAGACATCTTGCTTATGTAAAACCACGGTTGGGCATAAACCAATTTGGTGGTGAATCAGTAACTTATGAAGGCATAGGCCCCACTAAGAAATGGGAAAGGCTGGAAAGCTACGGACCAAAGTTTTGTGAAAACATTACCCAGGCTATTGCCAGGGATCTTTTGGTATACGCTATGCAGACTTTACGGAACTGTGCCATTGTAGGGCACGTTCATGATGAACTAATTATTGAAGCTGACCAAAGAATGTCACTTAAGGCTGTTTGTGAGCAAATGGGTAGAACTCCACCTTGGGCCAAGGGTTTACTGCTTAGAGCAGATGGCTACGAATGTGACTTTTATAAAAAGGATTAAAAAATAAAAAAGTTTCGTCAAAATGGCATCTAAACCTCCAGTGGGTAGTAGGAGAGGATAAAACCTCTTACTAATACCCATATGGAGGACTTTTTTATGAATGGATTAATCAGCATCAACTACGACAGTGAAAGACCTACTGTAAGTGGTCGAGAGTTACACCGGGCTTTGAGGGTGGAAACCAGGTACAATGATTGGTTTTCCAGAATGTGCGATTTTGGTTTTGAAGAAGATAAGGACTTTTACTCAAATTTGAGTAAAAGCAGCGGTGGCCGGCCTTCTGAGGATCATGAGCTTACTATTCCAATGGCCAAAGAAATATGTATGCTGCAACGTACTGAAATTGGTCGCGAATTTCGTAAGTATTTTATTAGCATCGAGGAACAGTGGAATTCTCCGGAAGCTGTTATGTCTAGGGCTTTGAAATATGCTCATGACCAGCTTAATGCTATTAGTAAACAAAATTCAGAACTGCTTTCCACTGTGGCAGTACAAAACCAACAAATAGCTGAAATGCAACCCAAAGCAAGCTACTACGACATTGTTTTGCAATGTAAAAACGCGCTCCCAATATCTGTTATTGCTAAAGATTACGGACTAAGCGGTAGGCACTTGAACCAACTCCTGCATGAATTAGGCGTGGAGTATAAACAAGGCGATATCTGGCTTTTATACATTGGATATGCGAATAAAGGCTATACCTGCACAAAAACTCATTCTTACGAGGGTAATGATGGAAATCTGTATAGCAGGGTACATACCTATTGGACACAAAAGGGCCGCTTGTTTATTTATGACCTATTAAAAAAGGCCGGAGTCTTGCCACTGATGGAAAGGGAGGCCTAAGTCATGAAAAGAAAGGCCAGAGAAGTTGTTTATGTTTGTTCTCCTTATGCTGGCGTTATAGATAAAAACGTTTCTAATGCCAGGAAGTATAGCCGTTTCGTGCTAACGAAAAGAAAAATTCCCCTGACACCTCATTTGCTCTATCCACAGTTCATGGATGATACCAATCCGAATGAACGTAAAGTGGCCTTCAGCATCAATAAGGTACTTTTAGGTAAATGCGAAGAGCTCTGGGTGTTTGGCCGGAATATCACTGCCGGCATGAGGCTGGAAATAAACCTTGCCAGAGGAAGAGGCCTTTTGCTCAGATGGTTTGATGAAAACTTGCAGGAGGTACAGGCACAATGAAATTTACCTTGTATGCATCTAATTGCATTGGTATCGCTAAAAACTGCTACTACCAAAAGAAAATAGAAGTGGTGGATGAAGCCTCGCTAGTCCGGGCCGTTAGCTATGACCATGTAACTGCCTTATATAAGGACGGTTATAGGGCCAAGAGCAATTTTGTGAAAGCAGACAACATTCCTATGGATTGTGATAACGACCATTCAGAAAAACCGGCTGAATGGATTACCTCTGAGGATGTTAAGAAAGCTTTTGACGGGATTCCCTTTGCCATTGTTTACTCCAGAAATCATTTAAAAGCTAAGGGGGATAAGAGTCCGCGCCCAAGGTTCCATGTTTATTTTCCTGTACCGGTTATTTCTGACGTAGATGAATATACGGACATGAAACAAAAGATAGCAAGGGTATTTCCTTACTTTGATAATAATGCCTTAGACTCTGCCAGATTTCTTTATGGCACGGAAGAACCAAAGGTAGAGCTTCATGAAGGAGATACCTTTGTTACTGATTATATTGAGGCGTTATCTTTTGCTAGCTTCGATAAAGGGCTTAAGGAAATACCGGAAGGCAGTCGTAATAGCACCATGAGCCACATTGCAGGCAAGCTTATTAAGCGCTATGGGAATAACGATGCTGCTTATGAGTTGTTTTTAAAAGAAAGCGAAAAATGTATTCCTTCCTTAGAAGAAACTGAGCTTAAGACTATATGGAACAGTGCAGTTAATTTCGGCGAA